GCAATACAACTAGTGCTTCAAGAAATGTTACTACACATGGTGTTGTTACACTAATTAATGTTGCAGCCAATACATGGTTCATTAGTGGATCTGGAGTAGTATAAATTTTAATATGGAAATACTATGAATAACCTTGATAAAAATTTAAGTGATGTATTTGATGTGACGCCTATTGGTGAACCAGAACCACCAAAAAAACAAACTTTAACTACAAGTTATAAACAACCTGATATAGATTCTGATTTAACAGATGCCTATCAGCAATCAAAAGAAAATCTTCAAGGTATCATAGACCAAGGCCAAGAAGCCATGTATGAGATATTGGAGATTGCCAAAGCAGGCCAGCACCCAAGAGCATTTGAGGTATATGCCACATTATTAAAGAACATGACCGAAGCCAACGATAGACTTCTCAAGATACAAAAAGAAATGAGAGACATTTCTGGTATCAAAAAAGAAGCTACCACAACCAATATTGATAAAGCTATCTTTGTAGGTTCAACATCTGAATTGAGTAAGTTACTAAAAAGTAAAGACTAATGGCAACAAAACAAAAAGAGTCGTACCGTGATAATCCCCTACTCAAAAGGGTAGGGATTAAAGTAAGCTTCTCCGAAGAACAGGTAGAAGAATATATCAAGTGTCGAAAAGACCCACTATACTTTGCCAAATACATTAAGATTATTACACTTGATGAGGGTGTAACTGAATTCAAAATGTATGACTTTCAGGAAGAGATGATTAAGACGTTCCATGAGAATCGTTTTACTATCATGAAATGTCCTCGACAGGTCGGTAAAACCACCACAACAGTCGCCTATCTTCTCTGGACGATACTATTTCAAGACTCACAATCTGTAGCTGTTCTTGCTAACCGAGGTGAGACCGCTCGTGGTATTCTAGGTAAGTTACAGTTGGCTTATGAGAATCTGCCTATGTGGTTACAACAAGGTGTCGTTGAATGGAACAAAGGCCGTGTAGAATTAGAGAATGGTTCGGTCATCGTGGCATCTTCTACATCAAGTTCAGCGGCTCGTTCTGGTTCGTTTAACATTGTATTCTTAGATGAGTTTGCTTTCGTACCATCCAATATTGCCACAGAATTCTTTACCTCAGTCTATCCAGTTATTACTGCTGGTACCAAAACAAAGATTATTATTGTTTCTACACCTAACGGCATGAATCTATTTTATAAGATTTGGACTGATGCAGTCAATAAGAACAATAATTATACACCATTTGAAGTTCATTGGTCGATGGTGCCAGGCCGGGATGAAAATTGGAAAGAAGAAACAATCAAGAATACTTCTGAAAGGCAATTTAGGCAGGAATTTGAAACAGAGTTTTTAGGTTCTTCTAACACACTTATCTCTGGTCAAAAGTTACAACAGTTGGCATTTAAACCACCTATTGCCAACCATGACAAGATGAATATCTATAAACATCCGTTTAAAGGTGATGATGAAACGACCAAAGACCATCTGTATGGTATTTGGGTAGATGTATCTGAAGGTAAAAACTTAGACTGTTCTACATTCTCGGTGATTGATATATCAACTACACCTTACGAACAAGTGGCAACCTATAGAAGTTCTTCAATCTCACCTATACTTTTCCCAACGGTCATTTATAATGCAGCCAAGTATTACAACGATGCTTACATTTTGGTTGAGATAAATAACACACCACAGGTTGCTGACATTATACACCAAGACCTTGAATATGAAAATCTATTTAAGGTGTTTACAGGTAATAAACAACCACAACAGTTATCGGCTGGGTTTGCCAGAGGAGTACAACTAGGTTTAAAAATGTCAGTTCAAGTCAAAAGAATGGGTTGTTCCAATCTAAAGACTTTAATTGAAGGTAATAAGTTAATCATCAACGATTTTGATACTGTATCAGAATTAACTACCTTTGTTGCCAATAAGACATCCTTTTCGGCAGAATCGGAAGCAAATGATGATATGGTCATGGGTTTAGTAATGTTTGCGTGGGCAACCACCCAAAAGTATTTTAAAGAAATTGTAAATCATGATATAAGAAAACAAATTCAGTTGGAAGATATGAATCAATTGGACCAAGAAGTATTACCAGCCCTAATTATTGAAGATGGTCTGGATCATCCTTTTGAAGTTTTCGATGGTGACGTATGGGAAGCCGCCGATGGCGGTGAAATTTATTCAAAGTTTATCCGAGATAGGGTTAGGAATCTATAAAGATAGCGTTTGATAAATATAATCATGGTATTATAACTGCCAATAACATAATAATTTAAGGAGAACACAAATGGCATTTCAAATCTCTCCAGGTGTAGCTGTTTCCGAAGTCGATTTTACGACAGTAGTTCCTTCGGTACAAACTACAGCCGGTGCAATCGTAGGTACTTTTCTCTGGGGACCTGCAGAAATAATTAAACAGACTTCAAGTGAAACAGAATTGGTTTCTATATATGGTAAACCATCAACAAACACAGCGATACAAAATACATTCTTAACCGCATCTTCTTTTTTAGCATACGGAAATAATTTAAAAGTTGTTCGTGCTATATCTGCTACAACTAATAATGCCACATCTAATGCTAGTTCAAATGTTCAAGTTACAAACGAAGATTCTTTTGAATATTCATATTTAAATAATAGAGTAAATGCTAATGTGGCTGGAGCTTTTATTGCTAGATATCCAGGAACTTTAGGCAATTCATTAACTGTTTCAGTTTGTGATGCTGGAGCAAACGCAACAGGATTTTCAACATGGACTGTTAATGGTGCTGGTGTTTCATCACTTTTTCCTAGTGTTCCAGGAACTTCAGTTCAAGCTGCAGCCGCTGGTGCTTCGAATGATGAAATTCACGTTGTTGTTGTTGATTCTGGTGGAGCAATTACAGGCACAAAAAATACTGTATTAGAAATATTTCCATATCTTTCAAAAGCTACTGATGCTACCGACTCATTAGGAAATTCAAACTATTACAAAAATTATATTTTTAGAAATTCAAAATATATTTACGCAATAGATCCTCCTTTATATAATACAATAGGTGCAAATGGTACTACTCCAGCAAACACATGGGGATATGCATTAGCTAATACAAGTAACGTTGCTTTTGCTACAATGAATACCACACCAGTAATGACTTTAACAAATGGTTCGGATGATGCTCCATCTGACGCAAATCGACTTGCTTCTTGGAGTTTATTTTCAAATCCAGATTTGGTTGATGTATCTTTGTTAATAACTGGTAGTGCTTCTATTACTGTTCAACAATATGTGATTGATAATATTGCCACAGTTCGTAAGGATTGTATTGCTTTCATTTCACCTCCTTCTGCAAACGTGGTAAATCAAACAAACTCAGAAACAACTAATATTCAAAATTGGATAACAGCATTAAATCGTTCTTCTTCTTATGTTGTTGCTGATTCTGGTTGGAAATATATGTTTGATAAGTATAATAACAATTATACATACGTTCCTTTAAATGGCGATATTGCTGGGCTATGTGTTTACACAGATGCTGTCCGTGACCCATGGTTTTCACCTGCTGGATTTAATCGTGGCAACTTAAAGAATGTTGTTAAGTTAGCATGGAATCCAAACAAGACTCAACGTGATACGTTATACGGTATTGGTGTTAATCCAGTTGGTACATTTGCTGGTCAAGGTACTGTGTTATTTGGAGACAAAACACTACAATCTAAACCATCGGCATTTGATAGAATTAATGTTCGTAGATTGTTTATTGTGTTAGAAAAATCAATTGCTCAAGCCGCTAAGTTTTCTTTGTTTGAGTTTAATGATGTTACTACACAAAATCAATTTGTTAATTTGGTAACTCCATTCTTGGCAGATATCAAAGCACGCCGTGGTATCTTTGATTATCGTGTTGTCTGTGATTCTACAAATAATACACAATCGGTTATTGATTCTAATCAATTTGTTGGTGATATCTACATTAAACCTGCTCGGTCAGTTAACTTCATTCAATTGAATTTTATTGCTGTAAGAACTGGTGTTGAGTTCACAACAATCGTTGGACAAGCTTAATAAATAATACAACGATATAGGAGAAAAAAATGGCATTCAACGTATCACAATTTAGGTCAGAACTTCAGTTTGACGGAGCTCGGCCAAATCTTTTCGAAGTGAATTTGACATTCCCAACAGCAGTACCTGGTGCTGGTGATGCTACTCGTAAAGCTTTGTTCCAAGCAAAATCTGCTCAGTTACCTGGTTCAACAATTGGTACTGTTCCTTTATATTATTTTGGTCGTGAAATGAAGTTTGCTGGTAACAGAACCTTCACGGATTGGACAGTAACAGTTATTAACGATGAAGATTTTACAATCCGTAATTCGATGGAACGATGGATGAATCTAATTAATGGTCACGCAGGTAACGTAAGAAACCCTGCCTTTAATACACCTTTAGGTTATACGGTTAACGCAAACGTAGTACAGTATGGTAAAGAAGGTTCTGTATTAAAGAGGTGTACTTTTGTTGGTATGTTCCCTGTTGATGTGGCTCCAATCGATTTAGATTGGGGAACAAATGATGCTATTGAAGAATATTCAGTAACATTTGCATATCAATATTGGACTTCAGATTCAACAGATAACTTTTAATTTTTTATTATTATATAGAGAGGGCTTAGGTCCTCTCTTTCATGCTTTTTTGAATTGAACTAGGACAATATGGCCGCTAATAAATTTTCACTTTTTGGTTTTACCATTTCACGGAAAGAGGATGAAAACTCCCAAGCCGTGCAGCAATCTTTCACGCCTCCAGTTAATGATGATGGCGCTCTTACTATTACCTCTGCCGCTTATTATGGTACATATGTTGACCTAGACGGCTCTGCTAAAAATGAAATAGAATTAATTGGTCGTTATCGTGAGATGGCAATGCAGCCAGAAATTGAGTCTGCTATTGATGATATTATCAATGAAGCTATCTGTCAAGATGATGATGGCAGAAACATTCGTATGATTCTGGACGAATTAAAACAACCAGACAAGATTAAAAAATCATTACAAACCGAATTCAATACCGTTCTTAGATTGTTAAACTACAATCAAATGGCACAAGATGTTTTCCGCAGATACTATGTTGATGGCAGATTGTACTACCATATTATTGTTGATAGAGAAAATCCAGCAGAAGGTATTAAAGAATTAAGATACATCGATCCACGAAAAATTCGTAAGGTTCGAGAAGTTAAAAAATCAAAAGACGAAAGAACTGGTGTTGAAGTTGCTAATGTTATCAATGAATATTATATCTTTAATGATAAAGTAATCTCTGGTTCATCAAGTAATTTTGGTCCAGTTGGTGTTCGTATCACAACAGATTCTATTATTAATCTTGTTTCTGGTTTAATGGATTCTCGTAGAGCTGTTGTATTATCGTACTTACATAAGGCTATCAAACCACTCAACCAATTAAGGATGATTGAAGATGCTACTGTCATATATCGAATTTCTAGGGCTCCTGAGCGTAGGATTTTTTATATTGATGTGGGTAATCTACCGAAATTAAAGGCCGAGCAATATCTCCGTGATATCATGGTCAAGTATAAGAACAAATTGGTTTATGATGCCGTTACTGGTGAAGTGAGGGACGACCGTAAATTCTTATCGATGATGGAAGATTTTTGGTTACCACGCCGTGAAGGTGGTAAAGGCACAGAGATTACAACATTACCCGGTGGTCAAAATCTGGGTGAGTTGGAAGATGTTAAGTATTTCGAAAAGAAATTATACAAGGCTCTTAGTGTTCCAGTTTCTCGTTTGAATCCAGAATCTTCTGGTTTCTCATTAGGCCGTACAAATGAAATTACCCGTGATGAGTTAAAGTTTGCCAAGTTTGTTGATAGGCTTCGTAATAAGTTTTCTAATCTATTTGACCAAGCAATGCGTGTACAAGTTGTATTAAAAGGTATTTGTACGGCAGAAGAATGGGATATAATGAAAGAAAACATTCATTATGATTTCATTAAAGACAACAACTTTACAGAATTAAAAGATGCTGAGTTGATGACTAACCGATTAGGTTTGTTACAAACTATCGATCCATATACAGGCCGATACTTCTCACAGTTATGGATTCAAAGAAATGTTCTACGTTTATCTGATGATGAGATTGAAGAAATGGATAAAGAAATTGAAATGGAAAAAGAACAAGGACTTGGATTACCAGTTAGCGTTACAAATGATGTGGCACAACAACAGATGATGACTCAGATACCGGCTCAGCCGCAGCATCCAGATGACCAAAAACATGAAATTGATATGGCAACAAAAGATGCGGCAAAGCAACAATCCAAAACAGATAAATAAATTAATTAGGAGAATAAAATGTCAATAGAAAAAAGTATAATCGATTACGCAATGGATGAAGATGGTGTTCAATTTAGAAATGCACTATATGCTTCTATTCAAGATAAAGTATCTGCTCATATTGAAGCAGCTAAACAAAATCTTGCCAGAAATTTGATTACTACAGAAGAAGTTTCAGAAGAAGATGAAGAAGAAGTTCAAGAACAATATCAAGATTCTAATAAACCTAAAGAAAAAAGAACACATTCGTATGATGCTGTACCTACTTCAAGACAACTTGGTGCAAAACCACAACCTAAGAATGAATCTGTTGAAGAATTGCAAGCTAAGATTGATGCATCCACAGAAAAAGAACTATCTCATGCTAAAAGCCTTGGATGGCATATTAAAAAACAAACTTATGGTAGAGAATACACCCACCCAAAACATGGTCACATATCTATGAATCGTTACGGTGAATGGCAACATAAACCAGAATCATCATTTAAAGGTGGTAAAGGACAATTAATTGCTCACGGCCATGCTGATGATTTGGATAAACATCTATCTTCTTTAAATAAATAATCTGAAGAATAGATAAATAAATTAACAGGATAAAAAATGGCAATCGCAAACAACACGCAAATACTAATTGATTCAAATAAAAGAACCGTTATTAAACGGATTGGTATTATTGACTCTGATGAAACATTAACGGTTATCATTGATCCAAGAACATTGTCTGGAGCTTTAAACGCTAATAATTTGCCATATCAAGCCGGTAATACGGTTGCTCCTGGTTTTGCTAATTCAGCGTTTACTATTTCAAGAGTGATTGCTTGTGTTGATGCTGAAGTTGGCCATATACAATTACAATGGCAAGGTACTGTAACAACAAATACAATTTATGCTCTTGGTGTTGGTAATGTAGACACAAATCCACAATATCAATTACCAGCAATCACAAACAATGCAATTGGTCCTACAGGTAATGTTGTAATTAAAACTGTTGGTACTACTGCTAATGCTGCTTACACATTAATTATTGAGTTACATAAAAACAACAGTTTCTTTGATGCTGGTTGGGGTCGTGATCCTGCTGCATTTAACTACGGCGAGTATAGTATTACTCCTCACGCATAGGACAATTATGAAACTTATTAAAGAAATAAACGATAACGTAAATTATACTTACCTAGAAGAAGCTAATGGTAAGAAATCTTTACATATTGAAGGACCTTTTTTAGTTGCTGAAACTAAAAATAAAAATGGTCGTTTGTATGAATTTAATACTATGAAAAAAGAAGTAAGCCGTTATACAGAAGAATACATCAACAAACACCGAGCTTTTGGTGAATTAGGACATCCAGAATCACCTTCTATTAATCTTGACCGTGTATCACACATGATTGTAGGATTAAGAGAAGATGGTAATACTTGGGTAGGTAAAGCAAAGATATTAGATACACCAATGGGAAACATTGCTCGAAGCTTAATTGAAGGCGGTGCTCAATTAGGTGTATCTTCAAGAGGCATGGGTTCATTGAAGAACGTCAATGGCGTTAATGTAGTTCAACCCGATTTCTATCTAGCCACAGCGGCAGATATTGTAGCAGACCCTTCCGCACCTGGTGCTTTTGTACAGGGTATTATGGAAGGTAAAGAGTGGATGTTAGTCAATGGTGTTTGGACAGAACAATATGTTGAAGAAGCCAAAAGAGAAATTAAGAAGGCTTCAAAGAAAGATATTGAAAAAGTAAGTCTACACATTTTTGAAAACTTCATGAAAAAACTTTAAATATAAATATCCAATATAAATCAAGGAGATTTTCAAAATGGCAAATTTTAATTTATCTGACGCCGCTAAAAACATTCTGTTAGGCGAAGATTCCAAATCAACATTCGATGGCAACATTGCATCTAAAAAAGGCGCAGCCGATAAAGCTGGTAAATTACCTACATCCGTTGTTGCTGGTCAACAAGACGTAGGCAAAATTGGTGATGCACCACAAACAATGAGTGATGCAAATCCAAACTACACTGCAGGTACACCATCTGCTACTCCTCCAGGTGCTACGCCTCCTGTAGGTTCTGAGCCAATGAAGAAGTTAGCTCCACAACCAGGTCAAGGTAGTGCTGCAACTCCAGCACAAACTGTTGCAACTGATTACTCCGCTATTCGTGACCGTATTGCCGGTAAACGTGCTGCTCAGATGATGACACCAAATCCAGGTGCCACATTCCAATCTTATGGCGAAGAAACTGAATCTGACGAAGAAGAAGTTATCGAAGAAGAAAAAGAAGAAGGTCATGAAGATGAAGCTCAAGACAAAAAATTAATCAAGAAAATGATTAGCAAGGAAAAAATGAAAGAAGATATGGATGCTTTACTTTCTGGTGAAAATCTATCAGAAGAATTCGTAACTAAAGCAACTACAATTTTTGAAGCTGCCGTTATTGCTCGTGCTGAAGAAGTTATCTCTGAAGCT